AACACAAATAGTAAGTATGGATAATCGTATTGGCAGAAGTCATATGATGGTTCCTGGACCAGATAGAAAATACGGATTTGGTGGTATGTGCTTTCCAAAAGATACAAGTGCCTTTGTAAAATCTGGCAAAGGTAAACTTAGTCTATTAGAAAAGGCTAGGGAAATAAATAAGGAGATAAGAGATGAGATTAAAACATAGTGCATGGGTATTCGATAACGCATTAGATAAGCATACATGTAATGAACTAATACGAATAGGTGAAGAACAAATTATAGAAAGTGCCACGGTTGACGGAGGTAAAAAACCTGCAAGGACATTACGTGTTTGCGAAACTGGATGGATACACGACCCATATATTATGCAACAGATTATGGAATATGTAGCTACAGCAAATATCCATGCTGGTTGGAATTTTGATTATGATACTCCTCAAATGATCCAGTTTACTAAATACGAAGTGGGTGGTCATTATACTTGGCATCGCGATACAAATATAGATATAAGTAAAACAGGTGGTGCAACAAGAAAGATAAGTATTACTATAAACTTGAATGATGATTATGAAGGTGGTGAATTACAAATAGATTCAGAAGATCATTATTGGAATAAAACACCACGAAAAGTACGTTCTGGTTTAGGTAGTATAGCTGTATTCCCATCTGATACATATCATAGGGTAACAAAAGTTACAAAGGGTACACGGTATAGTTTAGTTGTTTGGGTAATGGGTGAACCATGGAGGTAGTATGAGATTACAACATTTTGTTTGGTCATTTCCAGAAGCGTTAGACTCTGAGACATGTAATCGTATAATTGAATTAGGTTTATCTAAACAAAAAAGTAAAGCCGTTGTTCAAAATAAACAAGAAAATTATAGAGATTCAAATGTTGTGTGGTTAGATGATCGATGGATAGTAGAGTTATTAATACCATACATATATACAGCAAATGAAAGCGCAGGTTGGAATTTCCAATGGGACCCAGTTGATTCAATTCAATTTACTGAATATAATAAAGGTGGTTATTATGATTGGCATAGAGATTCATTTGAACAACCAGATGATGCTGGTAAAATAAGAAAGATAAGTGTTACTATAAATCTAAATGATGATTTTAAAGGTGGTGATATGTGGTTTGATAACGCATTAGAATATAATAAAACAGATCCTAAAAAAATATCTAAATCTACAGGTGGTATTACTGTATTTCCATCTCATGTTTGGCATAAGGTAGATAAGGTTACAAAGGGTACAAGATATAGTTTAGTTTTTTGGTTTAAAGGAAATCAATTTGTATGAAGATAGCATTATTAAATGATACACATTGCGGTGTAAGGAATAGTTCAGAGATATTCATAGACTTTCAAGAGAGATTCTATGAGCAAGTATTCTTTCCATTCTGTAAAGACAATGATATAAAAAAGATTATACATCTTGGTGATTATTATGATCATCGTAAGTTTGTAAACTTTAAAGCATTGAATGCTAACCGTAGACATTTCCTTGAACCTATGAAACAGAATGGTATGACCATGGATATTATTCCAGGTAACCATGATGTATTCCATAAAAACACAAATGATCTCTGTTCTCTTAAAGAACTATTAGGTTATTACACAAGCAATATTAATATTATTATGAAACCATCAACCTTAAACTATGATGGTTGTGATGTGCATTTAGTACCATGGATTAACTCAGAGAATTGGGATTCATCAATGAACTTCTTAGCAAGTAATAAAGGTATTATGATGGGTCATTTAGAGTTGCAAGGCTTTGAAATGATGAGAGGTATTAAACAACCTATGGGTCATGGCATGGGTGTAGAACCTTTTGCACACTTTGACCTATGTTTATCTGGTCATTATCATGCAAGTTCACAGCAAGGGAACATACGTTACCTAGGATGTCAAATGGAATTTACATGGGCTGATGCAAATGATCAGAAATATTTCCATGTATTCGATACAGATACAAAAACAATAGAGGCAATACCTAATCCACTCACGTTATTTGAGAAAATATATTATGATGATACTGATACAGATTACACAAATTATGATATAAATACACTTACAGGCAAATTTGTTAAAGTAATTGTAGGGAATAAGTCTAACCCTTTCATGTTTGACAAATTTATTGAACGGATATCAGAGCTAGATACACACGATTTAAAGATAGCTGAAAATTTCTCTGAGTTCTTAGGTGAGAATGTTCTTACCAACATAGAAGATGTAGAAAATACAACTGACTTAATGGCAAGTTATATTGATGGTGTGAATACAGATCTTGACAAAGAGAAGCTCAAGACTCTGATGAACAGTCTCTATAATGATGCCATAGATATGGAGATACAATAATGAAAATGAAAAAAGTTTCAAAATCAAGATGGGCAATGTTAGCGTTTGCGTTAGCTTGTATCATTGTTTTATTTAATGTAGCAGGTTGCTCAGCATTAACTGATCAATTTGAAAAAGCTAAAGGACTGGTAATAGAAACACCAGAATGTGATTTATCATGTATAGAAGAAGTAAGGGGCTAGACCCAGAAGAAAATAGACTGCTCTGGGCAGTTTACCAGTTTGCCGTATCAGCAATGATAGTCGGCTTTATACTATGGCCAATATGGGCTTGGGCAGATATCGAACGAGTATGGACAGATTTCAGCCCTAAGCCTGAGGCTGTAGTATATGATATAGCACCTGCACCAGATAAAGGTATATCAGCAACTCTTACAAGTGTACAAAATACTATTGTTGAAGCTGAGACTAGTGAAACTGGTACAGAGAATTTAGATAAAGAAAAGTATAGACAATACTTTGAAGATAAGTCTCTTGTGCTTATGGTTTTAGGTGGAGTAGAATATTGGAAGATGAATTGTGGTGAGTTATCAGTACAAGGCCAATATTTCATGAAGCTTGCAATTAAAAAACATACGATTGACGAAGAAGAAATGCATATGGACATGAGTTTCCAAACTGGTTTATTTGCAGCTCAGCTATATAATAGTTGTGACCATTTCTTGAGGCAAGTAAAGAGTATCGGATTAGATATGATGTTTGTCATAGATCCTGATGTGATACCTCAACCTGAAGCAATAAATAATATCCAAGATAAAGAGGTATAATGTATAGCAAACAATGTAAGCTTCACCTGAAAGAGGTGAACATGACACGTTACGAGCATCTAAAACATGCACTCAATATATCGTGGCGATTACTCAAAGCTTCTATTGCAGTATTCATACATGCATTTGCACCACGTTGGTTTAAGAAATATGCTAGTGGTGTATGCAATAAAATAGTCGAAGAAAATATGTACAAATAGCATTTTAGTGATATAATATACCCATGATATTATTCAAAGAACTTACTTACAAGAACTTTCTCTCAACAGGCAACAACCCAATAAAAATAGATCTCAATAAGTCGAGATCTACTCTTATTGTAGGTACAAATGGTACAGGTAAATCCACCATCTTAGATGCCATATCCTTTGCTTTATTTAATAAGCCTCATCGTAATGTCAAGAGAGGTGGCTTAGTTAACTCAGTGAATGGTAAAGGTTGTGAAGTTACTATTGAATTTGAAACTGCTGGTCATAATTGGAAAGTGTTACGTGGTATTAAACCAAATAAGTTTGAAGTCTATCAAGATGATAATATGATAGATCAACAAACAAATGTAAGAGACTATCAAAAGTTCTTAGAGCAAAACATATTAAAGCTTAATCATAAATCATTCCATCAGATTGTAGTATTAGGATCATCTTCCTTTATACCATTTATGCAACTGAAAGCATGGGACCGTAGAGATGTGATTGAAGATCTATTAGACATTGGTGTGTTTAGTAAGATGAAGACAGTATTAAAGACTCGTAATAATATACAGAAAGATTTAGCAAAGACAAATAGAATTGCGTTAAATAATCAGAAAGATAAAATAGAATATCAAAAGAAACATATATCACAATTAGAAGCAATTAATGAAGATGCTAAAAATTCATTTGATGAAGAGATAAAAGATACACAAGAGAAAATACAATCTTTAAAAGGTGATTTAGATAAATATCCTCTCGGCTTACGCGGCACTCTCAACTCCTTAAGGAAAGTCAGAGAAGGTCTAAATACTGAGAAAGGTAAACACACACATTCTATGAAAGAGCTTGTTGGTAAAGCAAAGTTCTTTGAAGTAAATACTGCTTGCCCCACATGTACTCAAGAGATTAGTGAAAGTGTAAAGACATCTATGCTAACCGATGTAAAAGCACAGGCTAAACAAACTCAAGAAGATATAAATCTGAATAAAACAAAGTATGATGAGACCATTAAGACATTAGATGATGTGCAAACACAAATATCTGAAATGGCCAATATTAGTTCTGAGATCTCAACCTATACAGGTACAATGTCAAAGTTAGTTAATAAACAAGTCAAAGAAGTTGATATTGATGTGCCAGCTAAAGAGCTTGTGGATATGACCTATGATCTAATTGATATACAGGATAACCTCACGGAAGCTGAGGATCAGGTATTATATAACAATATTGCCGCTGAGATGCTCAAGGATACAGG